AAGAACTTTTATTCCTTTTTTTATAAGATGCTCAAATGGAATTCTATTTTGCATAAATACGCTATCGTGTATTATTACTGCGTTGTCAAAATAGTGTTCTTTGAAGAAATAGTAGTACGGCAAAAGCTCGCCGCGGCCTTTAAATTCTGATTCTATATATTCTACATTTTTATATTCATAATTTGCCTTTAAAAAGTCGGGGTTACTATTATCATCAATGACAACAATTTTCTTTAGAGGATAACAACGTCTAATGTGGAGAATGCATTCGTTCCAATATTTGTTCGTTGTTTCTGAATTAACGTGTCTCGTTATTATAAACCCGAAATTGTCAGGAGTCATTTTATTTAATAAACAAATAAAATAACTTTATAACTTAATCTAAAAACTCTCTCACGGTGTAGCAGTTTCACTTGAAAAAACGGGGATTGCGTCTATGTTGACAATATTCTCTCCAGGAGGAACGCTAGATTTTGAAACAGAAAATCTTTTAAACTCTTCTCGTTCAAGCTGAGCTTGAGGCGTGTGGTGGTGAACGCAACGGGCAATCATTTTGTAAAGTTTGAAATCGGGATATCTCTCTACTCCATTGTTTTTATAAAGAATATTTATGCCATTGTCGTCCAAGCACCATTCATAAATGATCTTAACAATGGGTTCGCACGCATCCAAATCAGTTATTTCGTCTAAATCCTCAATGATATAATCAAATATGGAGCACGCCAAACGACACAAATCAAAGCTATAATTTGGCTCTAATCTGGGTTTCTTTTCATTAAAATATGGCTCTGTGTTATATTGTGTGGCAGCATCGGCACCTGGTTGATAACTATCGCTGCAAAACAATTTGCCGTCAAATTTGTAAATGGCTCTTCCAAAATCAATGATTTTAAATATGCGACCATAAGTGGGAACCTTATAATAAGTCTTTCTATAACAGTAGTAAATATATTTTTCGTCAGTTGAATTATACATCACATTATTAGTGTGTAAATCATTGTGAGTGAATGAAAACGCCTTTTGATAAGTAATTAAAACCATAATTATTTGGAATAACGCTGAGAACCATTCTCCATGAGTAAGTTCATTGTTTATAATTAAATCGTCAAACGTGTTTTCGCAATTTTCCATGCAAATAATTTGAACTGGGAATTCGGGTATTGTTGCGTATATTTCTTGCTCCTCGCATTCTTCTGAAGAATTGTCATCTGTCCACACATCCGACCCGGAATTGTCTTCTTGATCGGGTTCGTTGTTGTCGCTTTCGCTTTCCAATAGATCATTGTTTTCTACATCATTTTCGTTTTCATTATTTGATGTGTGAGATGTTCGCGACGAACACGTTGAAGAAGATTTTATTGTGGTTGTTCTCAGCTCTTTTGAAGTAAAAAAATCAGAGTTTGTAATATCAACCAATTCAACATTATTATCTTTCAAATCGGCCAATGTGATGTGAGCATCCGCGGTTTCATCTATAGTGAATATATCATCAAAGAGAGAATTATCAATTGATTTCGCTGATAGAGCCGATTTATTACTCAAATTGTGATCTATTTTTATCGGAGGTTTAGATTCCTCTTTGTCTTGTTCATATAAAAAGCTATAATCATCAACTTGGAAAGCCACGTTTTTGTTTTTATTGAAAAACTCTGATTTGCAGAGGTACTCCAAGTCATCAATAACGTTGAGTTTAAAATTATTTTTTATTCCCAAAAACGAGCCGTAATAATCAACCCCATTAATAAACTTGTAATTTTGGATCAACATGCTTGCAAGAAACGAGAAGAATCCGTCAACGTACGCAGAATTATTACTATCCAATATTTTGGGGTGCACATCTCCTATATCTGAATTAAAATTTGGCAATTTCAATAATGTTGGATCATTTACATTGTATTTTCCGATTAAGAATTTGAATGGATCCAAGAGAGGCGCCATTTTAAAAAATACGTTTTTCTTTTTAATCTTTCTAGACTCTGAGTGTTGAATGGAACAACTATATAAATTCTTAGAGTCGTCTACATTATTTTTAATAGTTGCCAAAAACCAAGGATGATTTAAATTGAGGGAGTTGTAATTTGTTTCGTTCAATAAGAAAAACCTTTTGTAGATGGGTATATAATTTTGCACTTGTGAGAGAAAAGTTAATTCTTCGTTTTGGAATGATTTGAATAACTCAGAATTTTTTCTCTTTTCATAGTTAATTTTAAGAGTATTGTTATCCATTAGCTAAATAATATATTACTTTTATTATTTTTTAACTCAATTCAAAACGAGTGTATTAGTTTTAGTAATGTGCGTTTTATAAATTAAATGAATTTTCTAAAGTAACAATAACAAGAACATCATGACTTTAGAACTCAAGAAATTTGATATGAAAACGATTAGTTTCAAACCGAATGAATCTAAAGGGCCGGTCGTTGTTTTAATTGGTCGTCGTGATACTGGTAAATCGTTTCTTGTGAGAGACTTGTTATTCTATCATCAAGATATTCCCATTGGAGTTGTGGTGGCCGGAACAGAAGAAGGTAACGGTTTCTATGGAAAAATGGTTCCAAAGTTGTTTATTCACAATGAATACAACACTGCAATCGTTGAGAACATTTTAAAGCGACAAAAGTCTGTTTTAAAGCAGATTAAAAAAGAAATGGAGACTTTTAAAAGAAGCACAATTGACCCGCGAGCTTTTGTAATTCTTGACGATTGTCTTTACGACGGAACATGGACTCGCGATAAAATGATGCGACTTCTTTTCATGAACGGGAGACATTGGAAAATCATGCTTATCATAACAATGCAATATCCTCTAGGAATTCCACCAACTCTGAGAACCAATATAGATTATGTGTTTATTCTGAGAGAACCTTATATCGCAAATAGGAAGCGCATTTACGAGAATTATGCGGGAATGTTTCCAACGTTTGAGTCTTTTTGCCAAGTCATGGATCAATGTACAGAGAATTATGAGTGTTTGGTGATAAACAATAACGCAAAATCAAATAGATTGCACGAACAAGTGTTCTGGTATAAAGCAGACTCGCACAACGACTTCAAATTAGGATCAAAAGAATTCTGGGAACTCAGCAAAGACATTAACTCAGACGAAGAAGATGAAAAATACGACCCAAATAACGCCAAGAAGCGAGGCCAAGGCCCCAAAATCAGCGTGAAAAAGACAAAGTGGTAATATAATGTTAAATTGATAAATTATCTTATATTATATTATGGAGAACCCACCTCTGTCATCTCAAGACAAGATAAATGCGGATGTAAAAAATAAATTAAAAGAATTAGAAGAGCAAGTTCCCAAGAATGAACAGGAAACACGCGCGTTATTAAACCAATTTGACCCAAATAGTTTAGCAAAATTGCCTGCTGGGAAAAAATCTATTAGGGATGTAATTGTTAAAATTATAGACGCATATAGCGACAAAGTTACTACCAAAGAACAAAAAATGATTATTTCAAAGTTGGATGATGTACGTAATGCGTTAAATGAAGCAATTCAAAAAACGGTTTTTACTGGGTTAAAAAATAGCATGGCAAGAACATACAACAGAATGACAGGAAGAAGCAGTGGAGGAAAAAAAACAAGAACAAGAAGGAGAAAAGGTGGTCAAGAAAGAAACGCTCTTGCTTTGCAATTTCCAAATGAAGATGAGGAACTGCCATTTTCTGGGGAAGCTCAAGGACTTCCAGTAATGCGCAATTTAAAAAATTTATCAGAATTAACAGACTCGGAAAAAATAACAGCGAGAGAAGAAGCCGATGCTCGGAGAGCAAATAGTCTGGCTTATCGTCTTGATAATATGGCTCAACGCCTTGAATATGGTATGAGACACACTGGTTGCTCGCCTTCAAGACCAGATAGATGTATTTTAAAATTAATCTATCGGCTATTGTTTCTTGCTGTAGGGTTACCATTAGGTTTGGTTTGGTCAGTTGGCATGTTTGTTTATTGTGGGTTAAGAGTAGCTTATCCATTTTTATTGCCAGTTCGGTTATTAATACTACTGCTTATGAGGTTATTTAATTTATCTTCCACGGGATATTTTAAATTTGACGGTGATTTTGCGAGTGACGATTCTTTAATGCAAATATTTGCGCCAATTCCAGAAGACAATACAGTAAATTTGGAGCCAATGACAAACTTACAATTTAACCCACCTGTAAACAGCGTCGTCCTATCTGTAAACAGAGACGGTACAACTGCAAACAGAAACGACCTCAGACCACGCGTAATTGAAACAGCCGAGGCTGATTACCCACTAGCTGAGGCTAAGTATGCCCCTGAAAATGAAGGAGGCAAAAGGAGGAAATCAATAAAAACCAGAAAACAAAAATATCGTTCAAGAAAATCAAAAAAACAAAGAAATAAAAAATAATACCAAATCGTTATATTAATTGCAATAATATAATGATTATTAATTTAGAGTGTGTGTTTACTCGCTCTTATCCTTGATGGCAAAAGGGCCGCTTAGAAGCTCGCTTTGACCATTGTCGGTCTTGCCCACAACAATATTCTCGCCCTCAAAAAGCTCCGCGCGAATGTCGGCGGCAGAAATAGATTCTTGATCCTTCAAAGATCTCTCTTGCGTGTTAACATTGTTAACCCCGATAAGGTTTCCTTCCTCGTCAATTGTCTGAGTAAGAGTGGCTCCAGTCTTCTCGGCCAACTTAATATTCTCGTCAATGGCCTTCTTCTTCGTCTCCTTCACTCGCTGCTCAAATGCACTCTTGGCAAAAGACTCGTTCTTGTTCTTTTCCTGCATAAGTTGGTTCAACTCGTCTTCCATGTATTCAACGCGACCCGTCTTGTAAGCCTCTGGATCCCAAGGCATCCACAACCCAATGGGGCCAACAAAGACGTCGTGGTTGGGGTCAAGCTCGCGCAACATCTTGCAGCGCAATTCGGCTTCCTCCATGGTAGGATAAGCGCCACGAACCTTGATTCCACGCGTGGAGGTTTGGAATGAATGCTTTGTGTTAAAAGAATTCTCAAGCTCCTCTTCATTCTGATCCAAAAACGTCTTGTAGTCGTTCTCCATTCCTCCCTCAACAAATGATGCTTGCTCTTCGGTCAAAAACTCCTTGAAATCCTTGGAGATGTCATCAAATGAAAGCTTGTATTTGTAACTGACAAAATTTAAGAACTGAATAAACTTCTCCATACTCTTTGAAAATTCCCATTTCTTTAGAAACTCTTCAAAAAAATACATCTCCTTTTGCTTGACAATTTTTTCAGGAGAAAGGAAAGAAATACACACAAATTTTTGACCGGCAATCGGCTTATCCTCGTCCAAAACGTCAACGTATTTAGGATTAATTTCTCCGGTTTCAGTAAGTTTCTTT